GAATGTAGTCGATTTCATCGTCAGACAGTCCTCGTTCCTCGATGTTACGACCCACGCCTATAGTCATGTATCCAGCAGTACATTGATATGGTTTGTGTTCGACACCTTCGTGTAACCGAAGTTGTGCAAAAAGTTTTTGTCTATCCATTACTGGCTCCCTACAGCGGCCCTTGTTGCTGGGTTAGGTACAAGGATCGGTGAAACACCTTGTTGTTGTGCGCCCTGCGGCTGGAACGGATTAAGATTTTGTAGGCCACTTTGCGCTGCAGGTAATATCTGTTGTGGTGTAGGCAGTTGAGCCTGTGCCTGTTGTTTCACTCTTTCAATAGAAGGTTCAAGTTCTTCTTTAGCCTGACCAACATTCCCTCGTATGGTTTGAAAACCAGCTTGAGAAGTAATTTGTAGAACAGCTTGAAGGCCCTGACCAACAGGGTCTTGCGTTTTTCGTTTCCCCTGTAAAAACTCTTTAACAGTTAATTTTTTTCGTGAAGCCATCATTGCTCTTAACACTTCAGGTTTGCGTAAAAGTTTTGACATTGCCGCATAACCTGCTCCCGTAGCTAAAGTTGCAACAGGGTTTGTAATAAAACCGACAACACCTAACGTTAAAGCAATTTGTGGAGCAGCAAGACCGCCTTTCCCGGCAATTGCTGCGTTAGAAGCTCGGGTCATATCATCAGCAATCGTAAATAAACTATTGTAGGTTTTTGGTCCGAACAGTTTATCAATATGACTTTCGCCATAGCTTTCCAAAACACTTTGTAAATTTTTACCTAACCGACCGCTTTGAAAATCCTCTAAAAAGTTTCCTTGTAATCTTATTTCACCACCGTCTTCAACAGTAGCTCCAATTTGACGTAGGATGCGTCCCATTGATTGATCTTTAGCTTGTTCAAATAGCTCAGGACTAAGTGCTTTTTTTGCATCATCTACTGCAGAGGGCTTTGATAACAAAAGCTTTGCAATCTGTTCTGTGTCCCCTGCCTCGAATGCCCTGTATATTTGAGAACGAGAAATATCTTTTTGGGTAACCGTAGCTTTTTTTAAGGCTTCCATCTGTTGCTTTAATGGAAGGTTTGGCAAAGCATCCAAGACTTCAGGAGCAATTTCAGCGCGTCCGGTTTCAAGAATCTTAACAAGGTCATCAAGGGTGCTCTTTTCTTTAGAAAATAGACGATTGATCGTAGTGCCTTTCTTTTTAAGCTCTCTAGCAAGAATGATTGGATCAACAACTTTTGCGCCCGTAGATGTTTCTATAAGACGAGATTTTTCTAATACATCTTTAAGATACATGCTACCAAGTCGTCGGCGGAGTTCTTCTGCAGCTTCAGCCCCGGTTCCACGAATCGCGGACCGTGCTTTTCCAGATCTTTCAATTCTTTCAATCTCCATTTCCACCGCTCTACGGCGGCGGTTATTTTTCGGTAGGTCTTTAATTGTTTCCAGTGCTTCTTCTAAGTCCATGCCAAATATCTTTTGCTGACCAGCAAAACGAGCAGAGTCTGCAAGATCAACAATTTCTAAATCTGGGACACCACGGATTGCACGAAACAGTTGACCCAACGCTTCTGGATTATCTTTTGCAATAATCTGTTCATAGATAAACGGCATGTTTATCTGACCATCACGAGCTTTTTTAATTATTTTCATGGTCACTGGGTTATCAAAACGACGCATACCAATACCATACAGCCGATTTGCACGAGTCAACAAATCAAGACCGTCAGCAATGGTCTCCATTGCAAGTCCCATGTTTTGAATGGTTGCCTGCTCTCCAGTCATTAGTCCAGTCAACCCTTTAGTGGCCCCAGGAGTTTGCATTCCTGCGCCTTCTTTCATCATGTTAACTGTTTGCTGCATTCGCAACTGAGTTTCCATAAACGAATCGTTAACAGCAGATTTTAGTCGAGTCAATGCACCGTACGATGCATTGTTGACGATGTCTGGGGACCCAGTTGCTTCTGTGAGTTTTTTACGCAATTGTTGCATTCTAGCTGGAGTGATGTAGTCGCCAAGACCGCTAATTTCACGACCCAGTTTTGAAGTTAATATATCAGCAGCAAAGTCTTCATCTACTTGACGTAAAGCATCCTTAACGCCTTTGGTTGAAATAATTTCTTTGCCATCTAAAACCCTGTTTGCCGTTGTGTAAATTTGATCTACTTTTTCGTCAAATAAAGATTTTCTTAACTGTAAAGCATCAGCCAGTTCTTTTGATACGTCTTCACCTTTCATTAAAGGCTTCATGACGTTATCAATCTCACCTTCAATCGCAGAGTCCAGTTGTTTTTGTGCATCTGCTAAAAGGTTTGCCGAACTACCGTAGAATGCATCAATATCATTTTGAACAGCTCGCTCAAAATCTTTAAGGTTGTTGGGTCCAACATTTGCTGTTTCTCGAAGTTCTTTCAACAGTATGTCAAGGTTGTTCTGCGCTGCTTTTTGATTTGGAAAAACACCTTCATAAACAGCTTGTAGACGATTTAAGATTGGTCGGAAATCTGCTGAAGTTGCGCCAGCTATAGTAGGACGAATACCTCGTTTCAACATTTCTCTTGCTTCTGTGCGTAACGCTTCGTTGGCCTCACCACCCGGACCTTTAATAATTCGACCAAATAAGTTTGATATGCCTCGTCCTACACCCTCACCCAAAAGAGCAAAAGCCCCTTCAAAAGCAGCATCACGTCCTATTTCAGGTAAGGTCTGACGTTGCAGTCCTTCTGCCGACTCGATTGCTTCATCAACAAGTTTTCCTGTGGCAGAAGCTCCAGCTACCATTAATGCTCCGGGCACAAAACCAAGACCAGAAGACATTAGTGATGCTCCAACTCCCGCGACAATCGGTAACCCAGCCTGACCTAAAAATTCTTTTACGTCGCCAAAAGATAGACCTTCTTCATCAATAGAAACTTCAGGTCCTTGTCCCATTTTTAAGCGATTACGACCCTCTTGCGTGATAATAAAGCGACCTACTGCGTCTTGACGGTAACCACCTTGTCCGACAGCCTCATTAAGGTACGCTATTTTTTCTTCAGGTGTTTCCATGCGACCAAATTGAAAACGTGAAAAACCTGCCACATCATCAACACCCGTGCTGTAGTCCACACCCTCTTCACGGTACGAAGTGATAAATTCTTCTTCGGTCATTGGCTGATTCGTTTTTGGATCAAGGCCCATTGCTCGTTTTTGACGAATGTATTCACGAACTTCATCAGGAGTTGCTGTTCCAAAATCAATGCTACGCTTTCGTGAAACTATAGGTGCTTGATCCGGGTAAAACTGTTGAATGATTGCAGCTTGCTCTTCTGAATTTGGAGCATCTCCAGAGACATTAACTATAACTTCACCTTGTGGAGTGTTCAGTAATATTTGTCCCATAAACGCCCCTTAGTTTTGGAAGTCAAAAACAGGAATTCCGTTTTTTTCGCCGGTTTTTACGAGACCTGCTGTTGAAGCTGTTGGCCGTCCTTCTGAAGTAAATCCTGCGCGTAAAAGCTCTTCTTGAAAAGGAGCAATTTGAGTAAGTGCAGAAGTAACTCCCAGTTTTCTGCTACTACCAGGCATAAATCCACCACTTAAACGAGATTCAATGGACTGAAGATTTGCAAGTTCGGATCTTTGACCCACCCGTATTTCCTGTATTGCCCGTCCAATTCTTTTTGCCATCAGTGTTGGGTCGGTATCAACTAAACTAAAGACTCCTCCTTCAATTGCCCCAGGACCGAATAGCGCGGTAATAAGCAAATCTACGTCCCTATCAGAGATTGAGTTTGCCGCTTGTGTTGATCCAACAGTGACAGGAATAACTTCCTGCAAACCAAATCTAAACGCATCTCGTGCCGCATCAGCAGACTTATACTCTTTGCCAAGCTCAATACCAAAAATGTTTCCGCCTCTTTCCAACAAAGTTTTAAGTGCAGGAGCACCACCAGTAACTTTGCCTTCAACAACATCAATGTAAGCACCTTCAAGAAGCCCAACTGCAGTTTCAGCACCAATTATGTTACCCACAGATTTTTGATAATTTTCGGATTCTTTTCGTCCATCTTTACCGGAGACGATGCCGTTTTTAATCGCATCATCAATAGTTTTTATTGCTGCGTCTTCTCTTTCTAGAGCCGCCTTAATTAACTCAGGTTCTCCAAAATCTTTTGGAACCCCATTTTCACGAAGTTCGTCAACCGTAATCGTTATTGATTCACCCTCTTTATTATAAAAAGTTTTTAAAGCACGACCTTCTCTGTCAATTAAACGCTGTTCAGCGCGTCGTTTACCAACTTCAGTCAAACCATACTGCAAAGCAGATAATTGAAGTTGTCGATCAAATGCGTCGCGATCTTTCTTATCTTTAATCAACATATCAGCACCATCAGATAGTGCTGATGCTATGTTAGTGATTGCATTTGGACTTTGACCCGCAGCCATAGCAAAGCCAATTTTAGCAATCGCAAGACCCTTACTCGTGCCCTCATATTCAGGAGCGTTTTCGGTAAACTCTGCCATTAAACGTTTTAACTCGCCTTGTTGTAGCTCTTTATCGTCTGAAGTAACAATTTCTTGGATTCTTTTTTTCTCTGTTATTGCATCTGTCGATAGAAGATCGCCTTCATCAAGATTCTCAGGAACAAATGTATCTAAGTAATCGATTTCGTCCTCTGTTGGAACAGGGTCTCTGCCTCCAGCAGCTTCTGTCGCTGCAGCTTGTTCCGCCGCAACTCGAGCCTTGTTTTCTCGATCTTGTTGTGTAAGACCCTCCTCTGGAAGATCAGTCACTGGCATTGTAGGTTCGGGAGCCGCAGCCCCTGGACCCATCATGTACTGTTCTTCCGTAGTTGCTCTATCTGCACCAACCTCTGGCTCAGACGACGGGAGACTCAGCCTAAATTGAGAAGCTGTCAAAGGTCTATTCCTAGCCTGATCCTCAATCGCCGCTAGTTCATTCCTTCGACGAGGGGTTTCTTCAAAAGGAACGTCCGCTGTTTCCGGTCTAATCAAGCCTCGAATTCGTTGTCCAATTTCTGTTGAAGCAATACCTTCGTAAAGATCCTGTATATCC